CTATAAGCATGTTGATGTATTGATTCCATGTTTGCAAAAGAACCCATCATCATTCTTGCTTCAGGCTTTTTAAAGATAGGCATATACTTATCTATATATCCTGCCCCGACATCTACATCTGACTGAGTAAACAATCTAAATATTTGTGTAAGTAAATTCTTTTCTATATCTGAAAGTTCTTGCCAATCTTTGACATCTGTATGTAGTGGTACAGATTCAGGCATCCAATGCATTTGATTCTGTAATACATAGTAGTCAAACATCCATGGATATTCAAACGGTTTATAGTAGTCTCTAGTTTTTAGTAAGCTCATTTTTCTTTTCCTTTTTCTTTTTATTGTTGTTAAATATTCTGTCCCAATTTTCTTGGTACTTTTTTTCGTTTGGATTCCTACGTTTGGAACCCTTACCTCCGTGCCATTGACTCATTATCCTTCACAAGCTAGACACTCAGTATCTTCTAAATTTATTCTAGGTATTTTAAGATTGACATTTTCTACAGTTCTTGCTGCGTTAGAACGGAAATAATAAAGTGATTTAAGTTTTTTCATACCATACCAATGAACATCATTTACATACTGCATATATTCATCATGTACTTCTTGAGGTTCTGTAGCTTTAGGTAATGTAAAGAACAGATTGACAGACTGTGCTTGACAAATAAACTCTTGTCTTTTTGCAGCGTGTTCAATAATCCATATCTGATTTATTTCATTAGCTGTTTTAAATATTTCTTTTTCATTATCAGTAAGAATATCTAAATGCTGAACAGAACCTTCACTACCTGTAATGTCTTTCCACAATGCAGTCAACTCGTCAGCTTTCAAGCCTTTAGATTTTAAAAGCTTTTCTAAGTATTTATTTTTAACTTGGTAGCTGCCGGATAAAGTTTTGTGAGTATAGCAGTTAGCCCTGTAAGGCTCGATACTAGGAGAAGTGCCACTGCAGATGATACCGCTACTAGCGTTAGGAGCAATAGCAAGAAGATTAGCATTACGCCTAGCACTACCGCTAATGTCAGGAGCCTCGCCCCTTTGAACAGCCAACTCTTTAGTTGCTTCTGTTGCTTTAAGTTTAATGTAAGTAAATGCCTTATAGTTAAACCCAGATGCATAAATGCCTTCGAAAGGTATTGACCTACGTTGAAGATAAGCATGGAAACCCATAGCACCAAGCCCGAGACTTCTTTCTCGATACGCTGAATAGGCACTCTTGGTAAAGCCTTCTTTACCTTCTCTAACATAGTTTTGAAAGCGTTTAAAATTTGCATTATATTCTCCTAGTTGTGTTGTATCTATTGCGTTGTCAATATAATGTTGAATTATATTATCAAGCATGGTTATTAAATCTTGTATAAAGTTATCATCCTTTGACCATTCATCAAAGTATTCTAAGTTGACAGAAGATAAACAACAGACTGCTGTTCTTTCTTCATCAGTAGGTAAAGTTATTTCAGAACATAAATTACTCTGGCGTATTTTTAATCCTAAATCTTTTTGTTGTTTAGGTAAAGCTTCGTTACATCTGTCAATGTTGACCATGTAAGGCTCACCTGTTTCAGCTCTAGCATTTATTATCTGCCACCATAATTCTCTAGCATTTATAACTTTAACAGCTTCATTGGTTTTAGGGTCAATCAATCTCCAGTCTTCATCGTTTTGAACAGCTTCAAGAAAAGAATTTGTAATGTTTATGCCATTATGAAGATTAAGATTCTTTCTGTTTATATCTCCACCAGATTCTTTTCTCATGTTAATAAACTCTTCAATCTCCGGATGAGATATGTCCATGTAAGCTGCATAACTACCACGTCTTGTTGTGCCTTGATTAAAGGCTAACATCTGTGAATCAACTACATGTATGAAAGGAATTGAACCAGTAGAACGACTGCCATGAGTAGTAGAAATACCGTTACTCCTAATATCGCCCCAATATCCACCAATGCCTCCACCTGAACTTGCCAACCATATATTCTCATCATAGTGAGCAGATAAACCACCGCGACTGTCAGGAACATAATTAAGGAAACAACTGATAGGAAGCCCACGAGTGGTACCCCCGTTACTAAGTATAGGAGTGCTAAACATGAACCAACGAGAGGAACTGTAGTTGTAAAGTCTTTGAGCCAGTTCAAAATCCGTCTCACCTTTGAAGGTTGCTCCGAAGACGGAGGCTCTGGCAAGTGCTTCTTGTGCATGTGTTTCTCCTTCCCAAAAATATCTATCTTTGAGTGTATCTAAACTAAATTTATCAAATTCTTTTTCTTTATCATAGTTTATTTCAATTCCTAAGTAAGGCTTAGTTCCTATTTTATCTTCAACCATTATCTTGTTCCTTATTATTTACGTATAATGCTATTATAGCATAATGAATTATTTTCATCAAGTCTTTATTATCTTTACCATTCTTTTTTCCAAATCTCATGGCATACTTCATAATGTTTCCAATACAAAACCCTTCTCCATATCCTGAATCAATAATCATATCAGTAGCTTGATACTTTCCATTAGCATAATGTTGGTCATAAGTATTACCAATGTAAGCTTTAACTTCATTTAAAATTTTATCTTCATTAAATTTATAGTTCATCTTTTCTCCACTTATCAGGTAAAGTATTTTCACTATACCATGTAAATTTATTTTTTTCTGCCCATTCTGCATGAGTTCTTTTTGTTCCGTCCTTTCTTTTCTTAGCCTGTGGCATAGGAGCATAAGGACTTAAAAATAAAAACACTAACTCTTGATTAGGTTTTAAAGCTTTACGAATCCAAACATATTTATTGTATTCTTGGTAGTCCCAAAATCTACCCTTTGCTTCTAATAAATATTCTTTATTACCTATTTTTTTTACAAAGTCAGGCTCGTAATTATGCTCAACTATATAAGGAACTTTATTAGTGTGATGATTCCATTCTTGTAAAACTGTAGTGTGTAAAGTATGTTCCCATTTAGAATCATATCCTTTAGGTACGTCTTTTTCTTTAGGTCTAACCTTTCTAGGTTTTCTGTAACCGACCATTACATAACATCCGAATAAATAATATCATTTATATCTTTACGTTTTAAAACTTTTTTTATTCTTTTCGCAAACCATCTAGGAGTATAAGCAGAAACCATTAGTTTTCCATTACTAAAGAAGTGAGTGTCTTCAGGTAAATAGTTTTTAAAATTAGCTACGTTTACTTTCTTTTGTTCTTCTTCTATAAGCATAGTCTTTAACCATGTAATTACAAATTCTTCTGAAAGTTTTTTTACTTGCTTTGCTTTTCTTTGATTCATAAGTTTACTTCCTCAACTTTAGGTTCTTTAACAATCTTTGTAAGATACACAGGACCTTTAGCATAATTAAAAACTCTTAAGCCTTGTCCGTCATTAGCATCTTTATGACATTCTATTTTATGTGGACACCATGTACATCCTCTAGCTAGTTTCATATTACCCGAAGCACCTTCAGGTATAGGTTCATAACAAAGTTCAGGTGGTTCATTATTTACAATTATTTCTTTTACGTTTTTTATTTTAGAAACTATGTTAGGCTTTTCCATATCGTCAGGTATGTAAGTACAAAGGTCTCCTGTTTCTTTATTCATCACTAGGAAGCCACCTTTGTTTGTTCCTTCTGCTTCTTCATAACCTGCAAGTTGTGCAAGATAACCAAAAGAATCATCTTCACTTAATGTTCCTTCTTTAAATTTCTTAAATGCGTATCCTGATGCAGTCTTTACGTCTACTACTTCACCGTCAATCTTACAGTCCATATGTCCTTTGATTCCGTTTACAGTAATTTCTTTTTGCATGTCTGTAAGTTTATGTCCAGAAAGTTTAACAAAAAACAAGAGTAAAACTTCAAGTAAATGTCCATATAAAAATTTAATTTGTACGTTAGGTTCTAGTTTTTCTGTTGTATCTGATTGTGTATGAGCATCAAACCATAAACGTCTTTCAGGTTTACCTATGTTTGACATACGTAGCATTTCTTTTTGAGTTCTATCTTGAGGAGTAGACCAATGCCTTAAAGCTTCAGCCATGTCTTTTCCAAACTCTTCATACATTTCTTCTGATATCTTTAACTGTTTGCCTTCTGTTAAAGAATCTAAAAGTTTATAAATATCTGGTACTAAATTATTTAGTTTTTTCATTTTCTGAATCCTTGAATGCTTTAATCACATCCGATGAAAATAGTTTTTGTAAGTTTACAAGAAACATTTTACTTGCTTTATGGTCTCCTCCACTTACAGTTCTGAATGTATCTAATTTATCTACGATAGTTTTAAGTACATCTGTTTTAAAAACCAATGTACAAAATTCGTTATCACCTACACATAGATTATGAAACCAATAATCAGATTCAGTTGCTCTTATACCTGAAGGTTTACCATATGATTCATATTCTATACAAATGTTTCCTGTGTTTTGCCATAAATCTTTTTCAGATTTAACTTCTATTTTTTTATTGGTAAGCATGTCTGATATTTTTTCTTCTCTTATTGTACCATAAGTTAAATCAATGTCAAACTTTTTTCTGTCTTCTATTTTAGGTTTCATGTTTTTCCTTGTAAGTATTTAATATTTCTATCGCTTTATCTTTATTTATTTTTATCCATTCTCCTTTGTTATCTTCTGAAAAAAATTTCATAAACTCAAGTACTTTTCTTTCAGCCTTGATTTGATTTTTTACTGTAATAAGTTTAACAATTTCAAAATCTTTTAAAGGACAACATGCTTGAAACTGTGATAATCTTTTATCTGTATTTATACTTTTACCAACTTTAATCCAACCTTTCCAAGCAGGATTAGAGATAATATATATTTCTCCTTTTGCTTTTGACAACCACTCTCCTGTTCCATATTTTTTATCCATATGTTTTTTTAATCCGGGAGCTGATAAATGTCTTTTAGTTTTTTCTTTTAAATATTCACAAGCTTTTCTTAAAGACATATTGTTTTTAAGTATTTCGTTTTCAACATATTCTAGTTCTTTTAATTCAGTTTTTATTGCATCTAACAAACCTGTTTCTTGATTAAACGTATATCCAAAATTAATAGTAGATGTTTTTCTTTTAATGGGTTTCATACCAACTGTCCCCTATTTTATATTCTCCTGTTAAAGGACAACGCATGTTAAAATATTCTCCTGCTTTTTCTATGGCTTCTACGCCTAGTCTTCCTACAAAGTCTGCTTGATTTTCAAGAACTTGTATCTGCCATTCATCGTGTATGTTTGCTACAAACTTAGCATCTAAAGTATTAAGTCGTATACTTTCTTCTAATATAACTAAAGCTTTCTTCATCACGATTGCTCCTCCACCTTGTAATAAAGTGTTTAATGCAGCATGTTTATGTCTTAGTAATATCTTACGACCATCTAACCCTTTGAGGTAGCCCTTTTCCGCAGCTCTATCAACTCGTTCCTTAAGAGTTCTAAGTGCTGGTAGACCAGTAAGAAACCGTTCTCGCAATCGTTTACCATCATTTCTGTTTCCTTTAATGATGCTTCCAATTTTTTCATCTCCGGCTCCGTAAATGAGTGCATAGATGAAAGTTTTTGCCTCATCTCTTGATTTAAGTCCAGCAAACTGTTGGTTAGCTGTGTGAATGTCTCCGTTAATAATTTCATTTACATACTCCTCGTCAGCCATATAGTGTGCTAACATTCTTAGTTCTAAACCACTTGCATCTATACCTACAAGCTTGTAACCTTTTGGTACTGTCCAACATGAACGACATTCTTTACCATAAGGACTGTAAACAGCAGGTACTTGAGCCATGTTAGGATTTCTATGAGCCATACGACCAGTGATAGCACCTGTACATATAACAGAACCATGAACTCTATTGTCTTTTTCTACAGCCTCTATCCATGAATGGACTTGGGCTAACCTTTTTTGATATAAAAGAAAGTCTGCTATAAGCTGTGCTTCTTTTATGTGTGTTATCTTTTTAAGAGTAGTTTCATCTACGATAGCTTGTCCTGTTGGTGTAAATTTATTTGGCTTCCAACCAAGCTCTTGTAATCTTTGTCCTATTTGTTTTCTAGAACCTAAATTAAACTCTTGTAATGTCTTTCTCATGAAAGGTTTTCTTTCAAGCGTACCATCTATTATATCATTGTACTCTTGTTCTGTCAATCCTTGTTTAGAAAGTTTACCATCTTTTTTTAATTTAGGTTTAACCATTTTGTCATCTATCCAGATTGGCTTAAATGTTTCGTGTACTTTGTCTTCAGTTTCTTTAAGTTTAGATGATAGTTCTGATGTCAAAAGCATAGCTTCTTTCTCATCAAATAAAAATCCATTTTGTTTTTGTTGTTCAAGAATATGTGTAACTTT